ACTGGCACTGCTGTTGGCTCGGTGGTGTTGTCCACTTGTGCCTCACTTTCCGTAGTTGGTTGGATTGTTGCATCCGCTTCGCCTTCGCTAGCGGCAACTTTAGTTACTTGTGCTTCTGTGAATGCTGGTGATTCAACCAGGCTTACTTCTTTAAGCATTGCCTTAGTTACATAAATATAATCTTTTTTCTGTGATGATTTAATTACATCTACACCTACAGATAGGCCATCTATTAACTGCTCTGATGCCAGCATTAACGCATCTGATCCTTGCATGCTTGCGCTGATCTTAAAGCTAGCGTAAATACCATCTTCTGCCTCATTAAACTTTTGCATACGGCCAATAGGCTTATCGTTGCGGTGTTGCATTAACATCTTGATTTTGCCGGGATCGCCTACATCGATTGATCCTTTAGCAAACACAACTTTGCCGACACTGGTGTTACCTGGTGTCTCAAATGGCACAATTTTGCCAGCAATAACTCTGCGCTCTCCGTCTGCGCTTTCTATCTGGCTACTGAACGTAAGTAACATCGCCGCTCTCATTTCCGTTAGGTGTTAGGTCTTCCATTTCTTTTGCTTGCTCTATATCTATAAGACCAAGTGTCAACATCTTCTCTAATGTCTCTAGTCTTGTTTTATCATCTGATCTTAAAAACGTTTCGCTGATATTAAATCTGACAGTATGGCCTGCAGCTGTAATGTCGTTCATGCTTAGGCGATCTTCAATAGCACAAATATAAGGTTGTAGGGAATAAGCAACAAACTCTTTACGGCCATCAATAATGTTTTGGTAAGTCATGCTGTTATTCATATCTGCAGAGATGTAATATGCCGGTACGTTCATGGCACGTGCGATCTGAGTAGCCAGGTATTGTGATGCTTCGTTATACATCATATCTTTAGGGCTAAATCCAACAGTCTCGTAAGATAGTGTGCTAGTTAGGTATGCAGTAGATCTAGATTGACGTGCTGCCTTCCAAGCTGCTAATAATCCTTGTACTTGTGCCTCTGGCATATCTGCACCAGTATTTTTTAAGAATCCTGTGGCCATTGGTGTTTGTGCTGCTACAGCTGCAGCCTTTTCTAAATCTAATGCAGCTTGTATTGTGCGACCTGCAGTTTGTAATACGCCTTGTGTTAATCCTTGAAATGTAACTAATGAACCAACGCCTGTCATTGGTAATTTTTCGTTATCTAATGTGTAATACAAAACTTCTGTACCTAATGGATTTAATTGTGCAACCACGCGAGAATTAGCAACCCATTCAAATCGTGATGGTCGTAGATCGTCTGCATACACTTCTGTAATGCGCCAATATGCAACACCATAGAAAATAAGACTATCGACAGTCCACGAGATAGTGACGGATCGTGGCTGTCGAATGTCTGGCTGCTCGCACCAGAGTGGCTTTGATAATTCTGCGCCTGTAGATTTTTTATACAGCTCTAATGGTAAATAGCCTATAACACCTTTAATTAAATTAGCGCATCTATTGACTGCTGGTACTTGTGTTGCAAGTGTGCGATCCATAGGACCTGCACCAAATGTGTTATATCCAAATCCAATGATGCTGTCGCCCATAACGGCAGGGGCGTATTGCGCTTGAACGGATTCTTTTTTATTATTTATACCCAAAGCAGACAATAGACCCATATAGGTACTTTATACCATAAATCGGACTAATGGTGCAAATTAGACAAAGATTTGCGCGGTGCGTTGCGGTTTATTTAATTGGCTTACAACCATGGCCAGAGATATTGCAGCTGTAACATCACCGGCTGATTTACGTCTGATTATGCGCCAGCCAGCATCATTAGTCTTAGCGGCACAGTTATTTAGATGTTGAACTAGATCTTCTTGCCCAGAATGCACTACTCGGTTATTAGCCAATCCATCAGATAGATCAGAGCAAGCCTGGTAGAAGGCCTGTCCAGATACATCAGTTAGCATCCATCCGCTTTGCTCTAATTTAGTTGCAATCGATTGCGTGGCATATTTGTCATAACAAATCATTGTTGGATGGTATTTACGAGCCCATTCATTTATATCACTAGCCATCTTTACTTCATCAATAGCAATCTCACTAGTCCAAAGCTGCATCAGTCCTACTGCAATCTTTCCGTCTTTCATCTGACCGGCAACTAACGCACCGGATCGTCTTGTCGGTGCAATATCAAATGCCATAATTGTTGCAGGTCCAACAGGGATTTCTAACGTTGAATCACTGCATGCTTCGATTGAACCATATACCCAAGGGCTGACAGCTGAATCAATCCATTGACAAAGCATTTCTGTACGTGTGGCTTCTACGCTGTTTGTATTTACGCTTTCTTCGAGTGTCTGCTCCGTTATTAAATGTCCAAGTGCCGGGTTTGCCATAGTCCAGGCTTTGCGATCATGTATTTTACAATGTTGTGGAGCTGAATATTCGTAGTAACCTAAATTAGCAGGTGGGTATGACATGCAACGTTCCCTAAGATCATTAAGCACACTACTAAACCCATCACCGGCATTACTTGTCATTAACGTCATGGCATTAGGCCGGGCGCGTGTTACCGGTAATGCAGCTGTAAATGCTTCTTCTGACCATTCGCGTAATTCATCTAAATATAAGAAATCGGCTGTTTTACCACGTGGGGCATCTCTAGTCGCAGCTGCAATTTCATACCTTGCGCCATTCTTTAAACTTATAGATTCTTGCCCATTAGCCAACCTTATTTGTCTTACTTCTTTTCTAAGGAAATCATTATCTTCAATTGTGTATGCAACCTGCCTAAATGTATCTAATGCCATATTTCTATTAGATGACATGCCTAATATGTTTTTACTACCCCATAAATATAAATGGCTAAGGATTAACATACGTGCAAGGTGGGTCTTGCCATTTTGACGAGCTACTAACGTTAATGCTGACTTCTTTAACCAATTACCGGCAGCATCAACAGATAACAAGTCATCTAATACCCAACGTTGCCAAGGTATAAGTGGTAAACCAATCTTCTCCGCTAGATCCGCTACTTCTTGTGATTTAGTAGCTGTCTTTAATAACGGCGTGTGGATTCTCGGTTGCGTACTACCAATTAGCCCGACCCCTCGTTTAATGGGGATTATATTTGTATTATCCGTGTTCAATTTGTAGCCCTTCTGGTCGCATAAAAGGTGAATCCGGAACGATCTGGACCGTCTCAGGGAGAGATGAGGCAGGAAAGACAGGGGGGGTCGCCATCGGGCTAAAAAAACGATCTCCTTTAAGGCCGTTACATTTAGCACAAATCGCTGCACAATTTAATGGATCGAAAGTGTCGCCACCTTTAGCACGCGGATATATGTGATCAACCTGAGTAGCCTCACCACCACAGGCATAACATGTATAACCATCACGTGCAAGTATGGTAAGTCTTAGCTTCTTCCAACGTGCAGTACCAATAGATCGTTGGTGTTTGGCTGTCTTGTTTAACACTAATGCCAACCCTTCTTATCTAAATGCTCAGCTGCAAGGCATGCATTAGCCTCACCATTTACAAGCCCATATCTATGTGCTATGTATTTATAGTGTAGATCAATCTGCTCACGTGGTGTTAGTTTAAGTACCATCTTGTTACGCATCTGACCTAGACCATAATGACTACCATTACGAGCTTTATAATTCCATCTTGATTCTTTAATGATTATGTAGTTATAACAATCAAATTGATCGTATGTCTTAAACTTATGATAGGCATATAGCTTTAAGTTCATTACATCATTATCAACAGCTACGGAATAAGTCTTTTCAAAGCATAAGATCTCAATGAATACAAGGGTGGCAACTAGCGTGCACCTCGCGAGCTGTCCCTGCAGGGGCTCGCGTTTCGGCTTTGATAGCCGATGCGATCTAGAGCGTAGCATACGTGTCAAATACATTGACAAACTCATTAACATAACCGCAGGTCACAAGGCGTGTCGTAGAATGGCACAATGTTGTATTGGTCAATCCAGTTAGAATCATAACCAGCTTCGCTCATGGCTTACTACCCCATCCACCACCTTTAAAGATCAAGCCCGGTGCTGAATAAATACGGCTCATTTGTTGATTACATCTAGGGCAACTGATACCGGTAACATCGTCATCATAAGATTTATGTATAGATCCATAAGTGCCACAGTCATTACAGCTGTATTCATAGGTAGGCATCATGCTCCAATCAGGGCACAAGTGTGGCAACCAGAGCCTAGGAACTGCCAGCCACCACACTTGATGCATCTGTCTATGCTGCTGTCCGGGATATGAAGGGCCTCAGCAATATTCTTAACACCAACACAGCCACAACTCATGCATTGATAAGCCTTAAACCCTTCAGGCGTATCTAATTGCTCCAGCCATAAGAACTCTGTCTTGCCCTTACAGCCATTACATTTGAATTGTGGGTGCATTATGATAATATCCTTATTGCCTGGTATGGCACTGAGTACAAATCAAGTAATTACCACTATGTATTAACCTGTCATCATTACAAGCTATACATAAGTCATTTGAAGGTATGAACTTTACCTGGTCGTTCTCTATTCGCTCCAGGTAAGGTCCACCTCTTAGTATCTCTACATATCCCATTTACTCACCCCCAATCCCATTGATTCTAAAACTTTATAACTTGGTCGTAGTAACGGAGTTGGATTTCTATATTGACGTAGCGCTTTTGTAAAAAGTAATGAACTTTCAAAATCATGTATTTGACTAAAATGACGTTGAAGTAAATCCTCTGGCGCATTAGCAAAGTAATCCTCTAAATTCTTATATCCAGCCCATATTCTTTTTTTAGGCATTATTCAACCTTTCCAGATTCAGAATCATCAGGCCAGTACCATGTACCAGCAGCTGTAAGTTTGGCCCACTTAGCATCACATTGATCTGCCTTTGGTGCAGTGCATACATAACCTGCGTATGGTTTATTTGTAGCCTTGGCGATGCCTTCTTTCTTTACCATATCACCATGCCGGCAAACAAAATTAACAGCAACCACTTCACCAATTTGAGCAACTGTCTCACCAACAGACCACTCAACAGGAACAGGCTCGTTGCTATTATCTTTAAGTTGTGTGTCCACAATATGTAACGCCATTTCCATTGCAGCTGATTTACTTCCTGGTCTGCCATATTTAGACGTAAATTGTTTTTCATTTACAGATGCCATTTCTTCTCTACTAGGTCGCTTTCCTTTAGCTGAGAGACCCGAGTTGCTAATCGCCCTGCCAATTGCGCTTGTTTCGCAGTTAGGAAGAGCAAAATTCGCATTAACGCCACGATCACTAACAGTCTCAGACGCAAGCCCAGTAGCACACGGTTTGGTATCTGTTTGCGACTTGAATAGCCTACAAATAACAATGAATCTAGTGTTTGTGGCCTCGATAACTTCTGTTTCCACTCTTCCATCTTGATATAACCCCCACCACTTATGTAATCTTTCATCGACAGTTTCATATTGACTTAAATCGAACGCCATTATTCCCACGCTCCATCTTCATCTTGCATAGCATCGGTTATTGTTTTTGCAATAGCGATGTATCCGAGTGCGTCTTTGTAATTGTCAGCGACTCCTGGATCTTCAGCTTGTCGGCTGATTTTGACCAAGCACATACAAATTGCAACTTCGTTCGGTTGTATTGGATAACCCAGGTAAGCTGACCACAATTCGGCAATACGTTTGTGGTTACTAATTGGGTGACCATATTGAGTACCTCTGCTGTGCAGGATCTCGACTGTTTCACTGAATAACTTTTCAGTTGTCGTTGGCATCGATTTTATTCTGAATCATTCTGCGGTGCATATCGTAACCATCCTTGCGGCCAATCCAATACATCCGCTGTTTTGCATCTTCATACATGCCATAAGCCCATATAATTGCAACCATAATTGCAACCCATAACAGACCAGCTTCTTTTAGATCCATGTAGCCCTAACTATGCCTGCATACTTTGCGGCACAGCTGTAGTGTTGCACTTGTGTATGACTTTGTGGATTATTTAGGGCGTAGTTTGTATAACGTTTCGGTAACGATGTTACCCGTAATACCGCCCTAGAGCTGTAAATGAGCCATCCTTATTGATCGGCACTAACGTGGGTGTCAGTGTCTTTCCTACGGCCTCTAGTATAGCAATACCCATCTGCCAATTCGCGCTTCCATAGCGTAAATAAGACGCTTTCTTTCTATCCATTAGATTACCTACCTCTACCCCATATAAGGCTCTG